GAGTAGATGCCCTTGTACGAGTTGGCAACATCGTTGTCGATGCTGGATGCAAGCTGCGAAATACGAGGCTTGAGAACACGATCAGCAAAGTCGTCCAACTGCATCGTCAGTTCTGCTGACGTGAAGTTGACGCCAATGTGCTTCTGGGTGGAGACAGTGAGCGTTGTGAACTGCTCGTTGTCGTCCTGAACCTGAAGCGCAGCGCCGTCGGTCACAAGAGCGCGATCCGGCAAGCGGATGCGGAGTGTAGAACCGATCTTTGCACCTTCAACAGCAAAGCTGTCGTCGTACTGGCGGTTCACGTTGCGGGTGATTACGAGGTTGTTCTCAAGGATTTCGAGAGCTTTCCGCGTAATCATGTCGATGGTAAGTAAGCTATTGCCCATTTGACATTTCCTTATGTCTGTAGTAAGAAGATGAACCCGTAGCCAGAGAAAGGATTACCACAACATGATTAGCTTTACGATGGACGGTATTGAATACCGTGTCTATGATCATCTTTACGCTGTTTCGCGCTGCGGAAAAGTTCTCAGACAAATGCAACCGTATACGCCTACTAAACACCCGCAAGGGTATTTGTTTTTGGGGCGTAAAAAACTTATGCACCGTGTCGTGGCGGCTTGTTGGCTGCCAGATTTTGATCCGGCTAAACAAATTCACCACATAAACGGCATCAAAAACGATAATAGGGCGGATAATCTTGAGTGCGTTACGCCAGTCGAACATTTTAGGGATCGACATAACGGTGAGAGCGGCAGGTACAAACGGACCGAAGAAACGCGCAAAAAACTTAGCGAATGGCGCACCGGCAGAAAAGACACCGAGATTACGCGCTCTAAAAAGAACCGTATTCTTGATGAAATTCGACCTAGTAGACCGTGTAAGTTTCAAGGCGTTTTGTATCCTTCTGCATCTTCCGCTGCTCGCGCAGCTCAAATTCCCGTCGCTACTTTTCGTCTCAGATGTAAGTCAAAGAATTTTCCTGATTACGAGTTGTGTTAACGGTATCGTGACGCCGCTTCCAACTTCTTTATCTGCCGTTGCCGCTCTGCTTCAATCCATTCCGACGTACTCATCGACTTGATAGAGCGTGGGTCGGTCGTATCGTATGCAGGTTGGCCCGACGATTTAGCCGTTACCGGCGAAATAGGGGTAGGCGCACTGGTTGTCTTTTTGACGGGCGGATTTGCGGCCAATTTGGCTTCAATCTTCCCAATTTCTTTTGCCTGCAAGACCGGCGACAGACGCGAAATACGCTCGGCTTCTTTGGGGTTTGTACCCAAGAAATAAGCAACTTCAGGTCCGGCATCCGACGCTTGAATAGACTCGGCCATAATCGGAGTGATCGGGAGATTAGGGTTGTACGCGACTTGTTCAAAGTCCTCGTATTTGGCCCGAATTTCCTCTTCTTTCTCGTGGTATGACTCAAGAATTTCCGAGCGTTGACGTTCAGCTTCACGGCGGCGGATAAGTTCTTCGGCCTTCTGTTCGGCTAATGCTTCCGCATAGGCTTCTGGAGACTGAAACTGATCTGCTGACGGTGGCTCAACGGCGGCTTTAGGTGCGGGTTGGGCTGCCGCTTTGGCTGCCTGTTCACGTTCCCACTTCCGCTGTTCTCTCGCAAGGCGTTTGCCAATCGCGGCATCCAACTCTTCCTGAGTGAATGTTTTGACCGACTTTTCTTCCGTCTCTGTAACTTCAGGGGCCGGAGCAGACGTAACTTCCGGTTCTGGCGCGGGCTGGCCCGCTAACACATCTTCTTCAGACATTGTGTAGTCCTTTTAACCTAGTCTACCGGACTAGTACGGTTATGCACTCAATGCTGCAACCTTGGCTTGGAACGCCTTGATGCGAGCGTCGAGTGAATCTTGATCGGCTTTCAGTTGGGCTTCAGCCTTGGAAAGCGTGTCTTCGCGTGCGGCCAACTGCGCGTCTTTTGCTGCAGCAGCCTTGATGCGTTCTGCCAACGACTTCTCGTCAACAGCGCGGTTTGCTTCGTAATCAGCCTTTGCGCGGGCAAGCGCGCTTTCTTTGGCTGTCAGATCGGCAACACGAGCGTTTACGTCGTCGTTTTTGGCTTTTGCATCTGCGAGATACTGTTTTGCTGTGTCGGTATCCGACTTAGCTTCGGCGACCGCTTTTGCCTTAATGGCTTCTGCGTCTTTGCGAAGCTGATTGGCATCTTCAACCGCAGTCAGAGCGCCTTGGCGCTTTTCAAGCTCGTCCCGAAGAGTTGCCATAGCGGCCAAGTCTTTCGGGAATTGTTTGGTAAAGTAGGTGACGTAATCGACGCCGCCGCTGCCATCATTTGAAATGTTCATCGTCGCCTCTTACGCGTAATAGGAGATGTTGATTTTAGCGCCGCCGACCTGTTCAATAAACAGAATCTTGGTCAGGTCGCCGTCATACTGAAGCGTTACGCCAACCGCGAGAGGCATACCGACAGTAGCCGTCGGGGCAACACCATCATCGCGCCAACGCACGGCTTGGCCTTCGGGGGTGATAAGCGCAATAGATGGTTTGCAGCTCAAACCCTGCACGTCCTTGTCTGGGACAGTCAAACTTGTAGCAGAAGACAAAGTTGTGATCTGCTGATACCCAAGACGGGTTGTAATGGCCTTGAGGTTAAGCGACATCAGCTCATTCTCCTGCTTTGCGTAAACGATGTTGCGAACGTGCGTATTTCAACAAAGACTTCTTGAACGCCTATGACGATTCCGCCGAAAAATCCACCGCCGAAGAACATACCACCAAAGAAGTTCATCTGTCAAAAACCCCTACCAAGGAAGTGGTGGTGTTATCGGGCTAGGTTCAAGTTGCTTGGCGATCTGCTCGTCGCAGTCAGCCTCGGCTTTTGCCACACCTTCCGGCCCGAGTGCCGCAGCGACCCAACCATTGACTTGTTCAAGGGTCAATTCATTGTAGGGAGTAAACGGCGACCCAGTTTCATAGGTCACGTCAACCGTACCGTATGCGGCAGCGTTATGGCCGTTGCCGTCTGTTGCGCTGCACACCCAAGAGACTTGGAACACAACGTCGGTTTCACCCTCATATTCAGGGTAGGCGGTCATTTGATTGACGGCCCATTGATATGTGTTTGCCATTATGCTGCGTCCTTATTTTCTACAGGCGCGTTTGCTGCATTGCGCGCTGCAACAACGGCTTCCAGTTTTTCGATAATCGGGACAGCAATTTTGCCGCCCTGAATGCCTGTTGCCTTGACGGCTGCGTCAAGCAAAATGCCGAGGTTCTGGATTTCTGTTGCAGAAAGTTCAATCGTTAATTTCGGTTCCATGTTTAGTTCCCCCCTAAGTTTAGCCAGCAACCCATGCTGTGCCGTTGTCAAATACTGGGCAGACGACTGCGCCGCCGCCCGTTAGCGCCCCCAAGAATGTAGGGGCTGTTGCATCCGTTACCCATGCCCGACGACCTTGTGTGCCTGCGGCAGGCAATGTTGCAACAGCGTATGCCTTGCCTACAGCAACAGTTTGATTGCTGTAAATACGCAAGCCTGTAATGAGTGTGTTTTGCGTTGAGCCAGTTGATCCCGCAAGCGCAGTCTGGAAAATAATGTCCCCACCAACACCCGTTCCAGTACCTTGAGACCCTGTGATCGTCAGGTTCGCACCGGCCGTGTTGCTCGTGCCAGCGACGACTGACTGGACTGAGAGTGTTTGTGCGACAGGCGCGGCTGCATCCGCCGCACCGAAGCGGAGGTTAGCGGCGGCGCGGCGGGTGAGGATGGTATCCAAAGCAGCGGCAGCGTTGGATGCATTAGATGACCACCCGATTTCTGCGTTTGAACGACCCTGAAACCTAGTGTTACTTGCGTTTAACAAAAACGCGCTTTGAGATACATCAGTCGGGCTCGTTCCACCAAAATACCAAAGCGCAAAACCTGCGCATGTCAAAGCAACGCCGCTATTTCCCGCGCCACTATAAATGGTGCCACTTTTTAATACTGAAAAACGGGGTATTCCATTAGTTTGCAAATTCATCAACAGACTGTTGGTATTAGAGGCAGTGTCGGTGACGTTGTATTGAAGACCGCGAAACGCAACGACCGAATTGTTCCATGTCTGCGACAGGTTGATAAACGAATCGGTGACGGTGTAAGTCAGACCAGTCGGTGTGCCTGCGGTCGTTGTAAGTGCTGCGCCAGTTGTCGCATTGACAAGCGTAAAGGTTGTCGTGCCGTTTGTCGCAGAAATGCGATAGGTCGTCGGGTTTGCGTAGCCCGTGATAGAACCCGTGCCGCCAAACGTGCCGGAGATCGTGACGAACTCACCAACTGTGAGCGTTGTGGCGTTGCATGAGAACTGACCGCCTGTTCCGGTGATAGCTACACCGCTCAGTGTTGCGCCGGTAAAGTTAGACGCACCGTTGATTGTCAGTGACGGAATCGTCGGGTTGGCAATGCTGGAAACAGTCAAACCACCGTTGGTGTTGTCCCAGACGAGGTTGCTGCTTTCCTGAAGCACCGAGCCTGTGTCGAACATGATCTGACCGGCAGCGCCGCCAGAGGTGGGTGTTGAATTGACGGTCAAACCCGTCAGAACACCTGACACGCCCGTGATAGAGCCGCCCGTAATGTTGACGTTGTTGGCGTCTTGCTCGGCCATTGTGCCGAGGCCGGACAAAGTGTGGTTAGCGTTCCATGCCGTTGCGCCGGTCGCGCTAAACGTGCCATCTGCCGGTGTAGAGTGGGTGACAACAACAGCCATGAGCGCACCTTACGCCAAGAATTTCAGTTTGTAGAGCGTCGAATAATACAAGCCCACAATCTCGTCGATGACGTTTTGAAGAGGCGTACACTCGCGGTCTACAACGTCATACCGTATTTTTTCAATCTCTTCGACCTGCGCCTGAAGAAACTCAACCACATTGTTGCGCTTGTCAGCCGACATCAACGCAATCGGCCCGATCAGGCCGTACTTGCCTTGGTACATCTCGGCAAACGTGTCGGCCAAATCAACAATACCTTCATAAAACTTGTTGAGTGCCTTGTGTTTTGCATAGCTGCGCGTGTTGAGATGCACTGAGTGCGTAACATCCCGAGCCAGAAACAGCATACCTATGAACTTGTCGCAATTACTCATGACATTTGTCCCCCACCCATCATAGGCGTTTGTTCTTCGGCCATCATTGGCGCTTGTCCTTCATCCGGCATCGGCATACCACGTTGTGGCTCCATCACAGGCATCATAGGCATGCCCGGCGACAAGTCACCAGTTTCAATCGCGGCAGCGATTGTACCCTGCACAATATCCTGAATTTGTTCAGGTGTCATGCCCGCCTGCATTGCCGAAATGCGCTTGGTTTCGGCGTCATACGCACGGACTTCAGCTTCAAACTGCTTGACCTGCAACTGCTGCACTTCAACCGACTCGTTGACCCGCATAAGCATCTGATGCATCTGGTCAAGCTCTTGACCCATCGCCTGCATCTGCTGTTCTGCGGCCTGAAGCTGCGGAGACTTGTCTTCGTCCTGCAAAATCTTCGGGTCAATGGTCTTGGCAATGCGCTTGGACAATTCCTGCGCGCCCGGCCAATCCATGTGCTTGACAAACAGATCGCCCGCCACAGCCCACAGGTTCGGGTTGGCTTGCAGAATTTGAGCCATTGACTCCAGAGCTTCCTGACGTTTTGTCATGTAGCTCGGGCCGGTTGTGACGACCACATCGTACTTGCCAACGCCCGGATTGTATATTTTTTCAATCACAATGTCTGGGTTGTTCGGGTCGGTGATCTTCTTGACCGGCTCTTGTTGCGTCGGGTCGATCTTGACCATGCTTGTGTCGCCATCAAGGTTGATGATGCGAGCAACACGTTGAGTGTCGTAAATCTTAGGAATAAGGTCCACGATCTGACGCGTCGTATAGCGGATCGCGCGAGCAAGATTGTCCACGTAATGATACGTGCCAGTGTCGGTCTGACGCTCACGAGCCAGAATAGCTTTACCTGAACGCTCGTTGGATGTCGCGCCAAGACTTGAGTCATACTGACCGGTCGTGGCTTTAATGTCATCAGAAGCACCCATTTTAGCCTGAATAAGGCCAGTCTGAGCCATAGGCGGTTGAGCGCGTGACGGCAGCGGGAGTACAGAACCTTGACCGTCTGTGACGTCAGGATTGACTTCCAGATATGGCCAATTCGTTGTGTTAGCCGTTTTCCATTGCTGTTCATAACCTTCAAACTGCCCTCCATATCCGATAAACGGCGCTTTTGGTGCAAGCGCCAGCATCTCGGTTTCTTGGCTGACCCAGTAGTTATACATGCGCTGCGCGTCTTTAGCA